AGACAGTAAGATAATTACAGTTCTTAAGATCGTTAATAAGATCCCAGTCATAAGGTCTGACAAAAGGTACACTAAATTCTACAGTAGTAGTACCTCTAACAGTAAAGGTTTTAGAGAAAATATCACCCGATGCTAAAATCTGTGTTTCAGGAGTAGGAGTTGTAGCTCCAAGGGAATCAGCAGAGAAAGCTACGTTTACGAGGACTCTCATGGTAATAAGGTCCGATCCGAAAAACTGCAGTCTATAATCCATGTTCCCACGCCAAAAACGATAAAACCTACTGAAGAAAGGCAAATAACCATAATCGGTAGTATTACCCTCCGGAACAGACCTAATAATATCTCCTGGCGACGGATGCACGACCTCTGTATAAGATCGCTCATCAGTTTCGCCCCAATCCAAAAACATGCGATTAACAAACCACCGTCCTATCATGTCATAAACATTATGTCCCACTGCAGTTTCCGCAACAAACTGATCCGCGGGAGTAACTTGATTAGCGTGATCACCCAAATTAGCATAAGCGTTGGAATTATACAGACTGGCAAGATCGCCATAGACTGATTGTTTAACTCCATTACGTTGATTGGACTGACCTGCGTCTGACAATTCAGGATGCAACTGTTTTTGTTCGGGTTCATGCTGTTCAAAGAGTTTCTTTCCATCATCTTTGACATTTTGCATACCTTGAATCAGATCGGATACGGCTACAGTGGCTTCTGTGGCCAAGGCAATTCCTTGTACCGCAGCCATAACCATCTCCATTTGTCCCTCAGCGACATCAGTGTTAACACGATCTCCATGTAATTTCATAGCATGATTCCACGCTTTTGAATTTAAAGCCTTTGTAAAGTTAGCACCCAAAGTAGGTGTTAAAGTAGAACGAGGTCCCATAAGTACTACATTTCGAAAGGATGCATAAACTTGTACTGAAACAGTAGGATCCATGACCCCCGGTGTTATATTCTTCACCCTAGGTGCGTCAAATTTAAGTGTCAGCAGTTTTCGAAGTTTGTCGGGCGTAGCAGGATCACTAAGTGCAAAACAATGTTCAGGATTAGTCCAAGGGTAATTGAACTCAACTCCCTCCTGGTCAGCAATAGCCAAAGTAACTCCAGAATGGCCACTCCATGTCATAAAACGACGAACATCATTAGGTGTGATATCTTGACGGTACGTCCTCTTTTCAGACGCATCACTAGGAATGGCATACATAGTAACCAACCCATACGTAGTAACCGCAGAGACCAACTGGACTTTTAAAGTCATGTCAGCCCTGAAGTAGTCAAATTTGCGCGCAAGTCTAGCAGGCATTCTAGTATCAGATAACAACAGCTCATAAGGATTTAAAATCACATGATCTGCGGTTTTCATATCGAAAGAAGATATAAGATAAGATCTCTCCATTAAACTATAATCTTCAGCACAAGTAGGAAACATACTCCTATTGTTGTGAAAAGGCAGAATCAGTGCTTCAGGAACTCCTTCCGTAACTGTTTCACCTTCCGTCACTTCGAAAAGTGCGTGTTGCTCGGTAGCAAGGATTTCTTCCTCTCCTGCTCCAATCATATTTTGTCTTTCTGTAGACACATCATTTATTTCTCTGTTTGAATCAGCGGTACATTTTCAATAATCTCTCCCAGCTCTAGTACCAGAAACTAGGGAGTTTTTGACCTACTTTTTGTGAGCAGCAAGCTACCAGTCATATATACGGTCGAACTAGTACAAGGTCACACTCACAATGGCGGAAAGCCAGATGTTTAACGTCTTCGCAGACTTATTTATAGTTATTAATAATATCTATCTGGGTCCCATATATACACTCTAAGGGACTAGGTTCATCAATTTTCCAATACTTTTGTTCCAATTTGGTACGCCAGTAATGGTAATCATATATCTTGTAAGGATTACCCATCTTACGATTTATACTACTACAACTTGAATAAAAATAATCAAAATCTTCTTTGCCGTACATAACCATCTCCATAGATGCTGCATCTAAGTTCATCTGCATGGCATTATCTACACCATCTCTCACCCAAGCAAGCATCCCTATAATGGACTCTTTCTTCAATCTAGCAACTGTCAGGCCGTCAGACACAACAATATCTCTTGAAAGGAAATCAGGATCTTCTTCAAAGAATTCCTGCGTTATAGGTGTTTTATCAGGATTAGTGCAAACCACACCAAACCACTCAGCTAGGAAATGAGCACAAGTGGCCATATTAAATAAAGGAAACTCCTTAACGTTCCTGTTCTCCAAACGAACATCGTCACCACCTACGAGAATGGTGACATTTTTACGAAAAGGCTCACCAGGATAAATTGCCCTCCATATAAGCTGGTACTGACAATAATTGATGAAATTGTTAATATCAGTAGTGATTTGTGAACCGGAAATATGCCCAGCCGTGGGACTATATAACTTATTCCCACGAACAAAAAGGGAATTACACACTGACTTCGTTATACATATCAAAACATTGTACTCCGAAGTGGATTCTTTGTAACCATAAAACTGGTTATTGTAAGATTCCGCCATAATATATGCCCAGCCATTATTGACTGAACCGTCCCAAAAACTACCATCTAAACCCATTTTGCCAGAAGTACCTGGAAATTTACG